AATGAAGAACAAAAGGCTATTAAAAGAAAAGAAGAAATTAATTTGCTAAAAGCAAACCGAAAATATATGATTGGTTTCTACAAAGAAAACTATACATATGATGAGATTAAATATGAAGCATATCCCTCTTTTGAACGAACCAATCATCATGGCTTGAATTATGTAAAACAATCAATGATTGAATATATTGAATCACTACCTATAATTACATCTTATAGGGGAGTTAATTCTTGTAGTTATACTGCGGAAAAATATCCTGAAGTCAATAACAACAAGAAAGGCGTATATTACACGGATGGTGAATTTACTATCAGCAGTATTACTCTTTTACACATTGAATTGTATGAAATTACACTTCCACAAAAATTTGTAGATAGGGCGGAAAGAGCGAACTATGACCCCGTTCAAGTAATAAAAGAGTGTATTTGGGAAAGTCAAGATGAGATTGCCCGAAAACTATTCGGTGCGAGAGTAAATCATGAAAACATGATGAATAATAATAAGATTCTCGCACAGGCTATGTCTTTGTATAAAAAAGAAAGGAGTGAACAAGAATGAATAAAAAAATGAATAAATCAGATTTTTTATATATGGAATTAACAAAATGGTTAATACAAAATTTTGGTGAAGTTTGGGATGATTATCAATTAAATGCAATTGAAGCACACCTTAAAAAGTGGAGGGAATATAATGAATAAAATTTATTTAATTACAACCAATGATAAGAAGTTTGATGCATGGTGTAAAGAAATCAAGAAGAAGTTAAAGACTGAATCTGAAATTGCATTAGAACATTTTAATGTAGGCTACAATGATGTAGTAAAGGGTAATTACTTAGCGAGAGCATCTTTTGTTTGTTATTGGGAAATTTACCACAATAACTCTCTTGCTCGATTAGCACCAGCAATTACTCAAGCCTCTATGATTCACATGATGCATCGTTTTATGGAAATGCAAATGCAAGAAGAAGTTGAAGTTGTTCAACAGTTAATGTGGAATTTCTTACGCCTTCTTCAAAGACTTGAAGGTGGAAATAATGAAGAAGAGTGATTGGATATACTTGGCGAGAGCCATGTGGGAATATTCAGAAAAACATGAAGGTAAAATCAGTAACCTTCTAAAACAACTGATTAAAGAAATAAATAATAATAAGGAGATGATTACAGATGACATGGGAGAATATGAGCAGAATGTTACAAGCAACAGACCAATTGACACCAACGCAGCAAATTGGTCGGATTACGAGAGACTTGGAAGGCTTTACGACAATTAAGAGTAGTCCTTCTTTAGTGCTTCAAATTCTTGATAAAGATAAATTAGAAGCAAATAATCTTGGTTTAGCCAAAGCGAAGAAGTGGATGGCTAAAATCTTTGATGTATTTGATGATGAAATTGATGGATTAATGTATGCTCACGATGATTTAGGAGAAGCAATTTACCATCTTGACCCATCGGCTGAAAAACAACGAAACTTTTCAGTCCAGTATGTTCATCGTCTTTTGAGTATGAATTGTGGAAAGATTGATTCTAATGAGTTTTCAATGATTGAAGAATCAATTTTGGCTATGTCTGCAAACGCACGACGTTGGTTTATTCGCTATATGCTTAGAACTCCGAGAAACGGAATCAATGAAGGAACAGTAGCGAAGATTATTGCTAAGTATTACAGAAAGAAGCAATCAGATGTAAAGAAAGATTTGAACTTTAATTCGGTTGAAGTAGTTTGTCAGTATTATGAGGGCGGTCAAAACCCTCCTTGTAATTTAACTTACGGAAAGTTTGTAAAACCAATGCTTGCTAAAGAAGTTCCGATGAATAAATGGCCTACTGATTTTGTTGTTGATTATAAATACGATGGAAACAGATACCAGATTCATATTGATGGCAACAAAACTATGATTTTTAATCGTAAGGGTAAAATTGTAACCCAGCAATTCCCCGATGTTGTTGAATTGGTTCAAGCCTATGATATTGAAAACGCTATTCTTGATGGTGAAATCTATCCCATCTTAGAAAATGGCTCTCCTGCTCCCCATAAAACAATGGGAACAAGAGTTCATTCAAAGAATGTTCAAGAGGCTATGGAACGGGTCAAAGTAGAATGGGTTATTTTTGATTGTCTGATGCTCAACAACGAAACAGTCATGGATTTATCATATACAGAACGATTGGAGAAGATGAAAGACCTTCCTAATCAAGCGCACCGTATTACCGAAGGCGACATTATGGCCTTTTACCATGAAGCAATCAACGAAGGGTTTGAAGGAATCATCGTTAAAGATGCAAGCCAATCATATCAATCAGGAAAACGCTCCGTTTTTTGGGCTAAATACAAACCTCCGCAGATAAACTTGGATGTTGTTATCCTTTCCGCAAAATACGGGGAAGGAAAACGTGCCAATGTTTTCGGCACTTTTGAATTAGGCGTGAAGGCTGATAATGGTTTTCATAGCGTTGGGTGGTGCGGAACAGGCTTCTCGGATAGTGATTTAGTTCAATTAACCAACACACTAAGACGTAATGTTGAGAACTTCGATAACGGACAATTCTTTGTTTCACCTGTTGTTATTCTTGAAGTTAAGGCTGATTTAGTTAGCCGTGATGCTAAAGATAACTTAGGACTTAGATTCCCCCGTTGTGTGCGTATTCGTGATGATAAGTTTGTTGCGGATATTAATACCTTAAAAGATGTGGAGAGATTAGAATGAGTGAAGAATACGCACAATGGAATGTAAAGTATATGCCCGATTTATTTGGACGACCTCAGAAAATTTCTAAAATGAGTATGAAGCAAGTTGATAACCGTATTAAAAACACTAAAACAAGATTGCTAGCCAATAAATCTTGGCTTGAAGGTCTTTACCAAAGAAGAGCAGTTCTTATGGAAAAGGCAGGGAAAACTGATTACAAAAAAAAGAACACAAATGAAAAAATTATTCAGCATTTAAGACTAAGAAAAGACTTGAATACAAAAGAAGCAAAAGAAACCTACAATAGTAAATTGAAGGCAGTTCTTATGACAGCATTAGATTTCTTAGAAAGAGATAAGCCAGTAGAATTGGTTAGAAAAGTTCTGGAACAAGCGAGGGATGAATTATGATACAACAAGGAGAAATGACAATTATTGATGCTATAACTTATAGATGTTTAAAGATTGATGAGCAAGGATATGCTCATCTTAAAAATATCTTACATGAGCAGGGCAGACCTAAATTGGTTTTACAAAAATATTGTCCTTACATTAAGGATAATGAAATTATTGTTCCTGAAAAGCCCGAATATCAACGACCTAAGCCAACTACTAAAATTAGTATCACAAAGTTAATTCGTGAAAATACAGATTTACAAGTTTCAAACAACGCTAGGTTTTTTATTACTGAATGGATTGAGACGGCAATTGCGAACATGATAGGCAACGCAGAAGAAAACGCTATAAACAGGGGCGACTCACGCATAACAGAAGCACACTTCTTTTGGCTTGAAACTAATAACGCACCTAATGGATATTGGCCTTCAAACAAGGAATATATGCAGGACTGAGAATTAATGTTCAATGATGCTCAAATCCAAAATTGGATTGAAGAGTTTGGAACTGCTACTAGTTTTACATTTCTTATTTATGGAACATTAAGAGATGAAGAGTTATCTACAATAGTGAAAGGATTAGTTTTCTTTTTAGACATTAAAGGGTTTAATTCTGATGTTGCTGTTTTTGTTGAATATATTGATGAAGATATGGCTGTGGCTTGGGATTCTTTTCAAGGAACATCTGTTTCTTTTGTTTTTGGCGGAGATATGCTAGATATAGAAAAAATAGTTAAACAGGTTGTCTTGGATGGTCTTAAGTATCTAAGATATAAAAATGACTATTTGGGGCATTATAGGAGTGATTCTCATGTATAGTAAAGATATGTTAGTAGGTATCTTGTTATCAGCAGGAAAGTTAGATTTCAATATTGAAAGAGCAAAAGACTCCCAAATAGGTTATCGTGTAAGAGTAAAAATGATTCTTCGTGCTGAAGAATCTTTTCTTAGAGCAGTAGAAAGAACTCTTCTTCAACATGAAATTACTTCTTCTTACAAAGAAAGAGAGTCAAAGACTAGACCGAAGCCAATTCTAAAGATTGGCGGTATCAAAAATCTGTATAAATTGACAGAATTAGTTCCCGATTTACCTGATGCAAAAGGCGATTGGGCAACATTTAGAGAACTCGTAGAATTAATATCGGAGAATAAACATAGAACATCAAGTGGACTTGATAGAATATTAGAAATAAAAGGGGTAATTTAATGGCACTAACCAATAAAAATAATGATAATAGAACAATACTACTTACTGGCAAAACTGGAACTGGAAAATCAACAAAAGCAATTACATTTGTTAATGACCCTATTGTTCTCTATGCTAACGATATTGATTTTGACGTAGGTTCATTTCCTGTGGAGAATGGTATTGTTATCGAAGATGTGCATTACAAACCTGATAAATCAGAAATCTTGCACATTATGAGAAATTATCGTGGTCAAGTAGTATTGACTTCGATTAATCAAAAATCTGTTCCGAAGGAAATAAAAGATATGTGCAAAATTAAAAGAGCAGGTTCTACTAATTTTCTCGAACAGTCTATCAAAGAGATAGCACCAAATAGCGAAACTCCCTTTTCTTTAGAAAGAGATACCTATTCAATAGTAAATGGTTTCTTAAAAGAAAGAGATAGAGATTTAATCGCTGAGGTTCTTTTGTTTAACAAACCATCAGATACTCAGATTTTATCTTGGTTATCTGAAAATATGCACCCCAACAGATTAATTTTTGTTGATGGTAGGGTAAAGCGAAGATGGAGTCAAAGATACTTCTATGAGATGCTTTCCTATTGTCATGCAGGTGGATTTGTTGGACAATTGAATATGCCAAAAAGAAGAGCATATTCACAATTACCCAAATTAGCAAGAAGGTTGGGTGTAAAAAATCAAAGACTTCTTCCTGCTTTATTGAAAGATGAAGCGTTTAAAGAACAAGCAAAAAAGAAATTAAATAATGCAGAATGTAGACTTCTTAAGATTGGTGAAAAAAGAAGGAGAAAGAAAACGACTCCTGTTGTAATTACCCAATCTTCTTTAGAAGAATTTATGTGAGGAATAAATATGTTATGGACAGAAAAATATAGACCAAAGAGATTAAATGATGTAATAGGACAAGAACACTTTACATCAGATGCAAGAGGATGGATTGAAGAAAGAAATATGCCTAATGTCTTATTATACGGAAATCCTGGAAATGGTAAAACAGGAGCAGGATTAGCAATTGGAAGAGAAATATTAGGTGAAACATTTCAAGATAATTACGTTGAAGTAAATGCATCCGATGATAGAAGATTAGAGAATGTGCGAACTACTATCAAGAATATTGCACAAAGCGGAACAATTGGTGATGCGCCATTTAGAATCGTATTATTAGATGAAATGGATGGTATGACCACCGATGCACAAAACGCACTAAAGCGCATTATGGAACGATATGCAAGTAATATTCGTTTTATTATTACCTGCAACGATAGAAATAAGATTATCTTTGCATTACAAAGTAGGTGTGCAAACTATCATTTTAAGCCTCTCTCTAATGAGGCTATGATGGAAGTTTTATCTTCAATCCTCAAGGATGAAGAAATAACTCGATTCTCTCAAGATGAATTGCACTCCTTTATATATGCTATGAATGGTGATATGCGGAGGGCGATTACGGAACTACAAGCGGCAAAAGCCAGCAATTCCACCCTCAAAACGCAAATCAATGCAGGATTAAATGAATATAAAAAATTGCTAATGAATATTGTTAATAAAGACACTACCTACGCATTAAGCAAAATACATGACCTACTACATAACGGATATACCATCCGTGAGGTTTGTATTGGATTGCATGATGCAGTTATTGAAACAGATTTAGAAAGACAAATTAAATTCAAAGTATTACGAACAATTGGAGAAAGCGAATGGCGTTCAACCACTATGACTCCAAAGGTTTTAGCCTCTTGGCTGATTAGCCAATTATCATAGAATTGAACAAAAACAAAAACAAAAACAAAAATATGGATGTGAAAAATATGGATGAAAACATGAAAGCAGAAATTAAGAAAAGTGCGACATACATTAGTATGACCGCAGAAGAAGCGATGAGCAAATTTGAAGAGATTTGTTCTGAAAACAACATTGAAACAACAAACCCTATTGCTAAGGGTCTTTGGAGAAACTTTGTTGCGAATGTGCGAAGAACCCAAAATTCAGAAGGTTCTGAACAAAAGAGCAACGATTCTTTCTACAAAGCAGCATTTGGTTTCTTTGTTTCTTTAGATGCTCCGAGAGATATGATGGCTTGGAACAGAATGAAAGCAAAAGAAGAGTTTATGCGTGATTCGGATAATGCCCTTGAACAAGGTATTGTTGCGATTGCTTCGCAAAATGCACTTGGTAAGTGGGTTGTTTCCCGTTATCATAACGGTGAATATGGCGAAAAGACTGTTTCTACTCTCCCTTCGGGTGCAGAAGAAACAGAAGATGGCCGTTTTTACATTCCTTTGGATAATACCGCTACCTACATGAATGGCGGTAAAAATAATAATTATGGTAAGCCTCTTCCCGCAGAACAAATGCGACGAAGTGGTATTTTCTTTGGTTCTGTTGGAGCAACGGAGGAAATGAAGCCTTATTATTTCTCTTATAAGAATCAACAGGGCGTTAATTTTGCACCAAATACTTTTGAATGGGTGCATTTCCTTTGCGTTGCTAATGACAACGGAACGGATATTTACGGTGCAAAGGATTTGACATTACAAAGTCTTTCACTTAATTCTGAGATGAACCCTGAAAACGAACTTTATCGTGATATGTCATCTTTTGACTTTGAGGATTGTTTGAGAGAAAACTTTGAATCTCATCTTGTTCCTCTCGTTGATATGGATAAAGCACATATTGGCCGACAAGCACTTCCTTCTAAGGAAAGATATGTCATTACAGACGGAACGGTTTGTAATATGAATATGACTCCAACGAAAAACGGAAACAGAATCATCAATCTAACTGATTTGAATGCAGAAATGGATTATGATTCAGATGAAAGCGGTATTACTACTTGCTGGATTCCTGAGCATTTGACTCTTGATTTCGGTATTGGTTCTTCTGTCATTGTTATTGGCCGAACAAGCCAAAGAACAACAGATGAAGGAGTTGAGCCAACAACAATCAATGTTGCTGGTATTTACTGCACAGTTCGTCATGGTTCAGCAGTAGAAGTTTCAGTTCCAGTAGAAGAGGATTTCGACTGGTTTTGATTAAAAACCTTCCTTTGTGTAATCGTTGGCGTTAATGACGGTCAAAGAGGTGCGAAGCCTCTCCCTTTGGAGGGAAAAATATGGAAGATTTAAAAGAAAATAGATATTTAGTAAAACAAACAAGTTATATTGTTGATTTGAAAGATGTAGATTTCATTACATGGAGTGCTAATGAAAGAGACTTGGGCAAGTTTTTGGCTAAGTTGCACATCGGAACAAAAGAAACAAGATATATGTGTCAATCCGCAGAAGAATTAAAAGAACTTCTTCAAGGATGGGCAGATGCAAAAGGAAAAGAAATAGAAATAGAATTAAAAGAAATTGAGGGATTAATATGGGATTAACTAGCGGAAAAACGAAGATTGATGATGGAATGGCACAAAACGCAAGGGTTGTTGCTTTTAAGGATAAATTAGCAAAACAAACGGCAGGGCGATTGGCTCGTAAAAACCGTTTAATTTGCGGTATTTGGGGAGAACCAAAAACCGTTAAAAGCGGTTTGGCTCTTGATTTCCCAGATAAACAAATTTATGTTCTTGATTGGGATGATGGTTGTGAACCAACATGGAGACAAAACCATGAAATGACTGATAGGATTACTCTTTGGAATCCTGAAGTGCGAAACAAAAACGGTGAATTAGATATTCAAAAGTCTGAAGCAAATTCAGAAGATTTTGTTCTCTTTGTTAAGTCAAAGATTGAAGAAGGCGAAGATTGTCTTTTTGTCTTTGATGGTGTAGATAAGTGGCTTGATTGTTGCACATTGAATGTAACTGGCTCTTCAAAAATTGGAAAGCCACAAAAGATGAAGTTTGAATGGGGCAAGCGAAACGCTCCGTTTTATTCTCTTTTGATGATGTGTAAGAATCTTAATTGCGACCAAATCTACATTACACACGCAAAGGCTGATTATGGAGCAACGGGTGAAGTTATTGGTTCTAAACCAAACTGGCACAATTGGGGCGATTATTTGTATCAAATTATTTCAACAAGAAGAACACGCAAAAAGAA